AGTGCATGGAGATAGCGGTTATCCCGTCCGCATTATTATCATTCTATGTCAGTGCGTGGTGGTTGCTCCTTATCCCGCTATTCTATTACATTCTGTATGGCGTGGAGTGGTTCATCAGTCTTGTGTACCACTTGTTCACGGATGAACGGATCGGTGGCGGTAAAGTGAACGCCAACGCTTACCGTGCAAGTGCGTTTGAGATGGAAGCCAAACTGAACCAAGACAATCCGAACTATCTGAAAGAACGGAAGTGGGGAGCGTGGTTTCACTATTACGGCAAAATATAAAAATCCCGTCCTATTCTCACGAGCAAAACGGGAATAGCGGTATGTAATTACCGCTGTGAACGGCACAAAGATACGGATAATTGTAAAAGTAACGATAAGATGCAGAATAACATTATTACCCAAAGCATACCTGGGGGATTTTCGGTAATAGCGAGTAGCTTTATTATGCAGTCATTGGAACACATGATACCGTGGTTGATAGTGGCATTTTCAGTCGTAGTGTGTGACTTGGCATTTGGAGTGAGGAAAAGCCTGTTGATGGGCGAAGAAGTGCGCTTTTCCAGTGCCATCCGCAGGACTATGGGTAAGATGGTGACTTACTTCGCTTTTGTATGTATGGTGGTGATGATAAACATCGCTTCCGGAAGCAAGTGGAATATTGATGTGTATTCATGCCTGTTTGTCTGCTCCATAGAGTTCTGCTCTATCATAAGCAACATTCTAAAGCCTAAAGGATATAATTTCAACTTACTAAAAGCATTAGGACTATTCGGTAAAAAAGTACTCGATGTTGAGAAAGAAGATATGAGTGAAATAATAACTAAAGATAAGGAGTAACAAAATGAAAAAGAAATTGATTATCGCAGCGATTGTTATCGCTATCATCGTGGGAGTAATGCTTTACATGCACTACACTCCGTTTTGGGTAAACTTGACTACTGTTGTGTCATTCGGTATCGGTGCTGTTGTCGGTTGGGTGGCTCATGTGATTTATGACAAATACTTTAGAAAGGAGAAATAGTATGAGATACTTTACAATTGCAGAACTGATTAAAAGCGAAACGGCTGATAAGAAAGCTATAGATAACAGACTGCCGAAAGAACTGCTTCCCAATGCACAAGCGTTGGTTGACAATGTTCTCGACCCGTTAAGAGAGGCTTACGGCAAACCTATCACAGTAACAAGCGGATACCGTTGTCCTGCTTTGAATAAGGCGGTAGGCGGCTCTAAAACAAGCGACCACATGAATGGATGTGCTGCTGATATTGTCGGTACTCCGAATACCCCGAAAGAGAACAAAAGACTGTTCAATCTTATACAAGAATTGAAGCTTCCCTTCGACCAGGTCATTGATGAGGAAAACTTCTCATGGGTACACGTCAGCCACCGAAGGGAAGGCAACAGGAACCAAGTATTGAAACTCTAAAAAGTAAACATCATGGCAGCAGAAATTTTATCATTTGAAAAGAACGAAAGCGAGAACGCGTATTACGCAACATTTGTCAGCGACGGCAATCCCGTTACCATACAGATAAAGAACAAGGGCGGGTTAGTTACCGCCTTTGCGGGAATCGATGATTTGAAGCCTGCTCCTCTTTACCCCAATGCATCCCAGAATAGTGGTGCGCCTAATGTAATTTTTCGCATCGTAGGGATAGCGAATGGTATAAACATTACAATCAGAAGCTCTTCAGAAGTATTAGAAGCTAAGATGATTAAAGAGGAATAGCCTATGAACCCAATCACGATCCCCAACATCACTATCCCCGTAATCGGCTTGCCTACTATCGGCATCCCGTCTGTCGGCTTCCCCTCTGCTTCGGGCGGTGGCCTTGTATGGCCGGCAGGTTTAAAAGAATCTATCAAGGCTATCTATGACCCTGCGAAGCAAGGTATGACTAACTATGATGTAATTGAGGCCTATGTGGAAGATTTTACTTATTGGACGCTTGATAATACAGGTATTACTTCTACCCCAAAGAAAATAGTTATTCCCGCTGGTACAGAGTTAAAATATGTCATAGCTTTTAGAGGTTTTAATAGTTTTACTGCTGGATTCGATATTAAATATACAGGTAATGCTGTTATAACATATAGATACAACAAAGAAGACGGTACAGTAGGTACTATTGCTATTGATAAAAGTGGTATCTATCATTTACCTGCCAGCGTTAGAGCTCAAAAGAATTTTGGCTTTTATTGTAATCCTCAAACAGTAACAGAAGAAGCTACTATTGAGCAACTCCCTACATCAATCCTAAAAGACCTTAGCGGCAACGGCAACCACGCCTATTTGTATGGTGGTAAGGGTAAGCTGAATAGCGGGATGGGAGTGTATAAGGTTGATTTTACCTCATGGAGAAAAAGTTCAGTTCAAACAGAGGTAAAACCTGATGTTGTTAAAGTTACTCCTAATACATCTAATTATCTATTTATTCAATATGCCAATTCAGTCGAAATCCCTTCATATAAGATAAAAGTAATAGGATTAGGAGATAATGTTCTTAAGTATCAATATGCAACTGAAAATGGTAGAAAGGAGATTAATATTGTAGAGGGTGAAAATGAATTACCTACATCTATTAAGGTTAGTAATGATTATCAAATTGGTTATAAATTAACAACTCCAGGCACAAGTGTTTTTACCATTACCCAAATCCCCGACTACCCCGACCAGCTCTGCTACGACGGCAAGATGTACGCAGTGTGCTACGGCTTCCCGATATTAACGGATTACACGGTGATGGCGGAGAGGACGTGGTTTGAGAAAGAAGAATACAGTGCTTTTATATCCAACTCATTAGGCGGTATGGAAGACCCCAGTAATGGTGCTTTTAGCGTAGAGTTAAAATCTTTAAATAGGTTTACAACAATAAGTTTTGGAAGTATAACAAGTATTGGTATACCGGAAAAAGGGATAACTTATCAAACAAAGCAGTCTTATAACGGTAATTCTATCAATGTTGGAACAAAAGAAAGCAATGACATTCTTATTTTAGGGGGTAGATATTTTTATAAAAACAATAATACCGCTGGAAATACTTGGACTGGCTGTCACGGCACCATCATAGTCGCCGACCGCAGCTTTACCGAAGATGAAATCACTTGGTTAAAGGATAATTGGAAAAAGATATGAAAAGACTATTGTATATGATATTGCTTGTGCTGGTCGTGTGTTCTTGCAGAACGAGGACGGTATATATGCCCGTTGAGACAAAAGTCCTCGACAGCATAATCTACCATGACACTACATTCCAAGAGAGGCTGGTCCCGTACAAGGATAGTGTATCGGTTT